TGAGCATCGCGAACGCCAAGGTGGACGCCAATGGCAAGGCTCGCCCCGCCAGCTACCTGCCGAGCGGTACCACCTACACGTTGGAAGAGACGACCAGCAAGCTCATCGTCGCTCCGTTCTCCAATCACATCTGGGAGATGGATGTGGACGATGCCGTTACCGCCACGACCCTCGCTGCGTATCGCGCGTTGGTTGGCGAGAACGTCGACATGGTCTTCTCGCGAGACACCACCAAGCCAGACCAGCCGCGCTGCGGCCCGGTGCTGGACATCTCGACGCATGCGACCACGGCCGCGCTCATGTGGCGCATCGTGGGTGTCAGCAAGAGCCGTGAGAACGCCGACTTCTCAGGGGCGAACGTCAAGCTGCTCGTTCAGCTGAACCAAGGTCTCGACCCGACGCTGAACGGCGCCACGGGCATGGCGGGCGTCTAAGCCCAACCTCACGGGTGGGGCGTCGGCTTCGGGTCGTGTCCCACCCACCAACCTCAACGAACAGGATGAACGAACATGGCTGGTGAAGTCTTTACCGGCGCCGTTGCGATGAACCTCAAGGAGACCCTTGAGGAGATCATCACAGACCAGTACGACGGCGTGGAAGCGGACCTGGATTATCCCAAGTGGATGATGAACAGGCCGATGAACGACAACTATGAGGACGACCAGGAGTATGCTGGTGGCGGCCTCATCGCTGAAACGGCTGAGGGCACCGAGATTTCTCCGCTGACCATCACGGAAGGCTACACCAAGCGGTACCAGGCGAGGAAGTTCGCCGCGAAGTACATCATCACCGAAGAGGCGATGGATGACTCGAAGTACCCGAAGGTCATTCAGGCCATCAAACGGCTGAAGCGAGCTGGCTTCAAGACGGCGGACATCGACGCCACGAACCTTCTGGTTCGCGCAACGAACGCCAGCTTCCCGGGTCCCGATGGCGTTGCTCTGGCCTCGACGTCTCACCCGCTGGCTGCCGGTGGCACGTTCAGCAACATGGCCGCCACTCCCATGGCGCCGTCGACTGCCTCGTGGGGAGCGCTCATCGCTCAGCTCGACCAGCTCGTCGATCACGATGGCATCATCCAGGGGTACAAGGCGAAGGCAGTCCTTCACCCCGTCCAGCAGCGCTCCATCTGGACGGTGCTCCTCGGCTCGAAGATGGACCCGGAGTCCGGCAACTTCTCCGCCATCAACGTCATCAAGGAGTACGACAACCAGATCAAGCGCGTCCAGCTCAAGTACTGGACGAACACCACGACCAACTGGGCTCTCCAGACGGATGCGGACAACGGTTTCCAGATGCGTTGGCGCAAGAAGTTCAAGTCCAACACCTGGATCGACCACAACGCCGAGTTGATGAACTACTCGCTGTCGGGTCGTTGGGACAACGGTACCAGCGAGCCGCGCTGCATCATGTTCGTCAACGCATAAGGAGGATCCATGAACCTCCCTCTCGTTGGAATCAAGAGCCTCGGGTTTCGAACCATGTTCGGGACCTGGGTTGCGCCGGGTGCGAACGTCACGTACCTGGGTCCTGCCGGTGTATTCGAGAGCGCATACACCGAGAACAACCGGGTGGCGACTCTGGCGGCTGCGGTTGCCCGCATGCGAGCCAGCAAGAACGACACCATCTATCTCCTTCCGGGTTACGCCGAGAACGTGAGCTCCGCCGCTTATGCTTCGATCCCCGCCGGGACGAAGCTCATCGGTCTCGGGCACACCGACGACGCGAGCGCCCCGAAGCTCACCTGGACGGCAGCTGCGGCAACCTTGCTGCTCAACGCGGCGGACATCCTCATCCAGAACGTCGTGCTCGACTTCTCGGGTGTTGCTGACTGCGCGGCACCCATCACCGTCTCGGCTGCCGGTTGCGGCATCGACAATTGCCGCATCATCATGCAGAACGATACGGCAAGCTTCAGCGCACTCAAGGGCATCACCCTTGCGGCTGGAGCCAACCGCTTCCGCTTCTGTGACAACGTGGTTGAAGCGGACTCGGAAGACGATGACGCGAACGTTGTTGGTGGTGTCATCAACATCGGTGCGGCTGTCCAGGGTGTTCGCATCCACCGCAACGAGTTCACGTTCGCTTGCCCCGGTGACACCGTTGGCATCATCGACGTGACGGCTGCCGCGAAGAAGTTGAGCATCCGCGACAACCTCTTCTATCAGCTCGCCGCTGACGCCGCCTTCGCCATCATCATCGATGACGTGGCGGCCCAGGGTCTCGTGGTCAAGAACGGCATGCGCATCACGGAGAACGTTGCTCCTGCTTCTGCCGGTCTCTCTGTCGGTGCTTCCTCGCTAATCCTCAACTGGGACAACGAGGTCAGCGCAGCCAGCACAGCCGACGCGACGCTGGTCGACGCGGCGGACACATAAGACCAACGCGGTCATCGCCGCAACACCTAAGACCCGGGCGGCGTGGACTCCTTCGCTGCTCGGGTTTTTTTATGGCTAATCCCCTCGTCAAGCTCGGCATCGGTCTCTTGGGCGACGTCGCCAAGGAGGTCTTCATCCCATGGCTAAAACGCCTTTTTCGCTCAAAAACATCCGGAACTTCTGGAGGAAGGTCCAGCAGTCAGAGGGATGTTGGACGTGGACCGGTAGCCTCGACAGGAACGGTTACGGCAAGATCAGAGTCGAATACAGACTCCTTGGCGCCCATCGCTTCTCGTGGGAGCTCCACCATTCTGCAATCCCAGAAGGTCTCTGTGTCTGCCACAGGTGCGACAACCCATGCTGCGTCAACCCCGACCATCTCTTCCTCGGTACCGCCAAAGAAAACATCGCCGACAAGGTAGCAAAGGGGCGCCACATGAGGAATGGCGCTGCAGTGAATGCAAAGCTCACCGCAGAAGATGTTGATCATATTCGTGGGCTGCTTGCATCTGGCCGCTCACAGCGTTCTGTAGCTCGCGAGTTCAACACTCATCACAGCAACATCTATTGCATCAAGACTGGCAGGTCGTGGAGGGCTGCATGAAGACCATTCCTGACAAGATTGCGCGGAACTGGCCGCGGGGCACCTACCGCGCCTGCTGCGACTACTGCGGTGGCGCGTTCATGCGTCACCAGCTCATCCGGAAAGAAGGTGGTTTGCTCGCCTGTTCCGGGAGTAACGGTTGCGCCAAAGGCAGGGACGAAGTCCAGCTCTCGCGAATGAACGCCGAGCACGGTGCCCAGGTCTTCAAGCATCCGAACCGCTTCGATGGTGGGCGTGACGATACGCGCACGCTACCCGTCATCCACCGCACCACGGCCGAAGACATCTTGAGGTACGACTCGTAATGGCAATCAACGCCAACCCGGCAACGGTGCCGACGATTGACGAGGTGGTGCTCGACGGCTTCAAGAAGGCCGGCATTCTGCCCATCGAGTTCGGCATTGGCTCTGATGTCCAGTGGGCAGCAAAGGCGGCGCATGGGCGCCGCACCTTGAACCGCCTTCTGGCCGCTCACTCGACACACCGTTACTTCGAGTACTTCGTCAACCTGGATGTGCTGGACCTGGTTGCCGGTACGCACACGTACACGCTCGACGCCGACATTCTGAACATCATTGACGATGGCTCCTACATCCCCGCCTCCAACGATCCCGAGGAAGAAGAGACCACCGGCGAGACTCCCGTCAAGCCGATGTCCGGCTTCCGATGGAACCAGCTCTCCGGCAAGAGCAGCTCCGGAACGCCGATGCATTACTTCATCGAGCGTAACAATCAGAATGCGAGCGGACAGCTTCAGCTTCGATTGTGGCCCGTTCCCTCCGAGGCCGGCAAGATTCGCTTCCGAACACACCGCATACCTGGCAGCTCTTCTACAGGGTCAGACAACCCCGACTTCAAGCGGCATTGGGAGCTCTGGGCAGTGCGTGCTCTAGCCTACGAGCTGATGGTCGATGGTTCCATGCCGCTCGATGCCTGCGATCGAATGAAGCGCGATGCTGACGAGGCCTTCGAGATTATCAAGGGCTACGACACCAACAACACGCCACCGGACGTCGTTCTGGTGCACGCTACTCCTTGGTCGGGGAGGAACTGTTAATGGCTACCCTGGTTCAATTCCTCGCCGCCGGAGTGAACGGTGCTGCCAGCGGCAGCGCTACCTTTCTTCTTCGGGGAACAGCATCCTCCGCTCAGTCGGTGATGTACAACGAGTTCGAGGGGCTCACGCAGCCAGCCACGAACGTCGTCACGTTGGACGCCAACGGAGCGGCTGAGATCTACGTCGATGCGTACGTGGACGTCGAGATCAAGAACTCCGCGGGCACCACTCTCCGCACGGTTACCGTCGGCAACTCGGCCCCACTGGTGGAGGTCCAGAGCACGTCGTTCAAGGGCACTGATTACGATGGCAACCCGGCGAACACCGTTGGTGAGCCCATCACGTTGAAGGCCATCCTCGACAAGTGGATCCTTTCTGCCGGAGCTCCCGACTGGCAAGTGCTGCTTGGCGGAGTAGCTACCAACCTTCAGACGGCGTTCGCTCAGTTCGCCGGAATCTTTATCAACGTCAAGGACCCGACTTACGGTGCCGAAGGCGACGGCGTAACGGATGACACGACCGCCATTGCCGCAGCCATTGCCGCCGCGACTGCCGAGGGCGGAATCGTTGTCTTCCCGCCTGGCACGTACCTCGTCGAGGAGCTTGCCATCACGGAGGCCCAGTTCTGCCTGATTGGTTTTGGCCAAGCGACTCTTCGTTGTACCGACGGAACCTGCCTCATCCTCCAGGACAACACGCCTGCCGCTGTCAAGGTTATCTCTGGCATCAACTTTGAGGGCGACGGCAGCGCCACTCGTGCACTGAGCCTCGAAGGCGACCAAACGGTATTCGTTGACGGGTGCACCTTCGACGAGAGCGGCTTCACTGATCAGCTGGTCCTGCTCGCCGACGACAATGGCGTGTTCACCTTCACTCGGTGCAAGTTCCTGCTGGACGATGCCGCTACCGAGCAGGCGATTGACCACGGCTCGGGAGATGACAAGCGTGTCATCATCAGCGACTGCTACTTCGAGATTCCGTCTGGATTCTCTACGGATGTTCTAAGCGGTAGCTGCTTTACGATTGACAGCTGCGTCTTCGATGCCTCAGCCGTTACCAGCGGTACGTACTACATGCTGGACGCGAAGCATCCGGCTACCGCTGGCCTCGTTGGCGGCAACGTCAGCAACTGCAAGTTCATCGACGGCGGCTCCTCCGGTTACGTCTTTGGTCTCCAGAACGTGGGGGCTAATGCTGACTTCTCCGAGAGCAACAACACCTTCGTAGGCTTCACTGCTCCAACCGCTCTGACCGATCCCGGCCACATCTACGACTACTCCAACGCGGCCGCATACAACCAGACCAGTCGTATCCGCCTCGGGTCTCGCGAAGGGAAGCAGCTCAACTTTACCAACGCGGCCAGCTCCAGCCTGAGCGGCACCGAGTGCATGCTGGTTGCCGACACAATCGTCATCAACCACACCAACGCCTCGAACCTCGCCGTCGCCTACTCACCAGGTGAGAAGCCAATCGGTCTCAAGTGGAACGTCGTTGTGCTCAACAACTCCGGTGGAGCGAGAGACGTCGTCTTTCAGGGAACGGGCCAGAGTGTTACGGAGTCCGCTGTTGCGGACGGTGGGCGAGCGTTTGGAAGCTCATTCACTTACCTCGAAACAACTGACACTGTCTGCAGTGCGGTCATTGGCTCCGGAAAAGCTACGGTCTAATGCCAGTTCAACAAGCAGACATCCTCTTCGGACCATTCCAGGAGGGCTCCTATGAAGAGCTCGGAGGCGCAAGTCCGCGCGCGATCAATGTCGTCATCGATCCGAAGGGTGTTGTTAGCAAGCGTCCCGGGATTGCTCTTTATGACGTCGCCCCTTCTGGTGTTGTTGATTCAGACGGTATCACGGGGCTGTACTCCGACAACACGGGACAGCTTTTTGCCGTCGGTGGTACCCCTGATGCTCGACACATCTACAAGCTCTTCAACGGCGCGGCGGCTGACCTGTCTGCCGCACCCAACTCTACTTTGCGTGGACGACGCCGACCAACCTTCGCAGAGACCGAAGCCTGGCTGGTAATTGCTGGCGGCTCCAATATCCAGAAGGTCGACCTCAATACGCTTGTCAGCTCCCATCTCGGCGGTAGCCCTCCGATTGCATCTCATATCGTTGCCAATTCTTCGCGGTTAGCTGCGAATGACCTCGTGGTCGACAAGACGAAGATTCGCTTTAGCGGCATCGCACAGGGCACGATCGACACGACCGGACATGAACAATGGGACAACACGGGACTCAGCGAAGACGGCGGCTTCTTCACTGCTGAGGCGAGGCCCGATCCCGTCCAAGCTGTTCACGAGAACACGAACGAGGTCTTCGTTTGGGGCATCGACAACGTTCAGATCTTCTCTCCCGATGCTGCCAGCATCTTCGCTCCAACCGTCACGCGAGAAGCGGGAACACTCGCCCCTTACTCCATCATCAAGCAGGGCCAGGACTTCTTCTGGCTCGATCAGCACCGCCGGATCGTGTACAGTGATGGGCGCTCGTTCCAGAACCTCGAAGGGCCCATCAAGGCTCAACTCGACGCTCTGACGGCCCCGGAGGACTGCTTTGGCTATCGAGTCTTCACAGGCCATGTCGACTGCCTCGTCTGGACCTTCCCTACCGACGGACGAACCTTCGCCTATCAAGTTGGAGGAGGCTGGGCCGAATGGTTCGGGTGGGACGATAGTCAAGCCAACTTCAAGCGATTCATCGTCAACGCCCATCACCTTAGGCGAGACGGCGGCCTCAATGTCGTTGGCACAACGGATGGAAGAGTTGGTCGCCTATCTCTTGGCGCGTACGACGACAGGGGCGAACGTGTCGTTTCATACGTGGAGAGCGGCTTTCAGAACCGCGAGACCGACAACCTCAAGAAGTGCCATGGGGTCAAGTTCGCGATAAGGCGAGGCACCAATTCCGCCGCCAGCTTGGGCCGCATCGAATGGCGCGACGACACGGGGCCTTGGAACGGTCCTATCTTCATCGATACCGGTGCTACGGGTGACAACCACTGCGTGCGGGAGGTTCGTTCTCTCGGCTCTTATCGACGTAGGCAGTGGCGCTGGACATTCTCCGATACCGCCAACCTCTCACTCCTCAAAGTGACGGAGTCCTTCTCCATCCTAGGTAACTGATATGGGAGCATTCACAGACTTTGGGCGCAAGTTCCTCAACTCCTTGCCGGGAGCTGGAGGCGTACTCAGCTCGCTTTGGGGTGACCCTTCGCAAGAGGCCCACCAGAGGAGCTTCGAGGAAGCGCAACGCATGATGCGCGAGCAACGGTCCAACATGATGGACGCTCGCATGAACGCCATGGGCCAGGGCGCGCTTGCCTTTGGACCTCGCAACCAGATGCTTGGGCAGATGATGGGGCAAGAGGGTCCAGCCATGGATCTGAATCCGATGCTCCAGAATCCGATGCCTCAGAACATGCAGACCGACATCCGGACTGCTGCCTTCGGCGCCGCTCCTCCACCCAATGCTCCCCCGGGTATGGGTGGCGGCCAGGCGAAGGTCGGCGGCGCGTTCACTGGTGTTGGCCCGCAGAATCCTTACCGGAGGTACTGATGGCTCTCGGCGTACCCGACAAGAAGAAGAATCCCGGCAACTCGGCGCCACTCGGTGTCCCTACGAAGCCGAACACGCCCCCTGCCAACCTGATGGGGCAGCCGAAGTCTACGGGTCCCAGCGTTCCCGAGTACAGCGGTCCACCGCCGCCTCCCGGTGCGCCAGCTGCTACGCCAGGAGTTGGACCGACACTTCCCCCGTCGACTGGTCCAATCTTCCCTCCCAACCAGGGAGGTCCCGGCGGCAACATCGGCGGATCGCCCATCGCGTTCAACGGCGGAACGTACAACCCTACGACTGCTCCGTACGGGTTTGACATGTCCGCTCCGGGTGTGGGCGAGCAGTTCTGGAACCAGAACCAGGACCTCTGGTTCCAATCCCCGTCCCTCGATTGGGTCGATTCCGCGCTGCCTCAGTTCCAGGACCCTTGGTACGGCGAGACCTGGAATCAGGATAACATGAGCGGCATCGGTGCTCCCGGTGCTGGTCAGCAGTACTGGAACGGAGTCAAGGGCGACTTCAACTCGATGAGCGGCGCGGAGTCGGCCATCAGCGGCGGCTACAAGGGACCGAACAACGCTCAAGAGGCCTACAACATGACGAAGGGCATGTTGCCTGGCTCTCTCCAGCCGCAGTTCGATTCTTACTACGACCGGATGAAGGACAAGGTGATGTCCGACGTCAACAGCCAGTCGGCTGCTCGCGGTGCGTACGGGAGCAACACGGCGTTGAACAACACCATCGGTGCCGGTCTCGACGTGGAGGCTCAGCGCGCCAAAGCCGCTACCGACTTCTCGCTCGCCGACAGCGCAAACCAGATGGGCTGGCAAGGTCTTCTCGGCAACCAAGCCCGCGGAGCGGACCTGTCAGGGCTCGGCATCTTCGGCTCCAACCTCCAGGCGAGCAACTACGGATTGGACAAGGCTCGGCTCGGCGGCGACCTCGCCTTCCGTGCTGAGGAGATGGACTACAACAAGGACCGGACGATGAGCGACATCGCCTTCGGCATCGACGATGCCCGGCGCAATCGACTCGACTCCGGCATCTCCACCGCCTTCGGCTCCGACGCTGCTCACCGTGGTCGACTCGATACCGCCTTCGATGCCTCCAACAGGACTCAGGACCAGCGAGAGGATCGGGTCGGAGGTCTCTACAGCGACGTGAGCGACTTCTCCGGCGATGTGATGGGCTTCTTCGAACAGAACTACGATCAGATTCTGAATGCTGACGAAGCCACGTTCGACGAGATGATGAACACGATGATCTCTCAGACGGCGGATCAGCGTGGCTGGGACCAGCAGCAGCAGGAGCGCATCATGCGTGATGCCAAAGCCATCTACGACATGATCAAGGGTACTCAGACCCAGGGCGTCGAGAAGTAATTATGGCGTTCAACCCGAGCCAGTACATCTTCCAACCCCGACCGCTCCAGCAGTACGACTTCGGTTCGGGCTTCCGTGACGTTCTGCAGGCGCGCCAGAACAAGCGCCGCATCGACAACCAGGAGAACCAGTTTCAGCAGAACCGAGGCGACAGCCAGGCGGAGTTCTCTGCCAACTTCGCCAAGACTCAGGGCGACACCCAGCACACGGCTGCGACCGCTCGTCACCAAGCCCAGGTCAAGCTGGTCAACGACGCCACGATCGCGGCTCAGCGAGGCGACTGGAACACCGCGCGCGCGCTGCTGCCGCGCATCCTAGAGCTCGGCGGTGAGGCTGCCGAGCGCGGCTCTCCGGACGCCCCGATCTTCCGCTTCAAGGCCAGCGGCGCTCCAGCTCGAGTTCCCCTCGATATGGGCGGAGCTCGCCGGCAGATCTACGGCGGCGCGCCCGAAGGCACCGCCCCCGGACAGCCTTTTCAGATGCCCGGCTTGAGCCTCGGCGGCCGCAACCCCATTGACCCGCCAGCGCTGCCGGGAGCTTCCGCCGCTGCGTTGTCGCCCTCTGGCCAGGCGCCGGTGAGCAACCAGGCCACCAGCTCTGGTGGAGCCGGAAACAGTGCGAGCCCGCCGCCAGCGGCCGCCGACGCCGCCGGACCGCCTCCGGGAGCTGCGATCGACGGCCCACCCACGGACGCTGCGAGCGCGCCGCCCGCGCCTGCCACAGGGGCACCTGCACCACCTGCACCACCTGCACCACCTGCACCTGGAGCGCCGCAGGCGCAGCAACCCGGCTCTCCGCAGCTCACCGGACCCAACCCGTTCGACCCGTACACCATCGATACCTCTGCCGTCATGGAGTCCAACCGCCTTCGGCTTCAGCCGATGCTCCAAGGTATCGCAAACGCCGCTGGTCGCTACAAGCCCGAAGTCGAAGCCTTCAACCAAAACCTCCACAAGCTCCGTCTCGATCCTTCGGCAACGCTCGAAGCCGCCAAGGCTCCGTTCCAAGAACTCACCGGGTTGTATCGCGGGCAGCTGGCAATGGAAGGTCAGTCTGGCCGCCTCGAAGCGATGCGGGAAAACCAGCAGGCAATCCGTGACAGCAAGGACCGCGCAGATGCTCGCGCCTTCTCGGCAAGGATCATCGAGAACAACAGCCTCAGGAAGATCAAGGACCAGCTCACGGCTTCTAGCGCCGCGCTGAACCTCATCGGTCAGGCGCACACCAATCCCAACGTTGCCAACGCGCTCATCGAGACGCTCTACAAGATGCGTAATACGGGCGTGATGACGGACAAGGACTTTGACCGGTCATCGAAGGGCGCACAGAGCCTCTGGAGCGCGCTCAAGAACGACACGCTCAACATGTTCTTCCAAAAGAACGGTGGCTTCAACGCGGACATGATTCGCGACCTGAAGGAGCTCATCGACCTTGGAACGAAGAGCAGTCGTTCTGCGATGATGGAGGCGAGGGACGGACTGTATCGTTCGTGGAAGAACGCCCCGACGGATACTCATCGTCGCGTGTACGAAGAATCGATCCGCGGCTTCTTTCCTCCAGAGTACCTGCCGGAGGAGCTCAAGGAGTCTTGGGAGAGAGAGGGCGCCGGGGCACAAGTGCCAGTCTACGACATCGACGCGGAAGACGCCGAGATGCAGCGACTGGCAGCCGAGGAAGGCAACCTGGGTGTTGTCGACGTTCCGGCTGGCGCCCACCCGTCTCCCGGTGGAGCGAGCATGCCTCCGGAGCCGAATCGAACTGGCGCTGTTCGTGGCTCCCGAGTTCTTCCGAAGCCTGCTCGTAGACCTCCATCGAGCAAGCCCGTCGACAAGATGACGGAAGAGGAGCTGAAGCGCGAGATGGACGAGATGCTGAAGTGAAGCCATGGCCATCACCAAAGAGAACTTCGAGAAGGCAAAGCAGATCCACAACCGGCTTCAGATGAGGCTGAACTCCCTTACCGAGAGTAAGGGTATGACGGCGGAGCATCCGGAGTACGTCGCCGCCGCCGACGACTTCAACAAGTTCGATCGGGCGCTCAGGGATTACACGTCTTCTCAGCGGAAGGTGGACGAGAACGGAAGGCTCACGGAGGAGCCGCCGACCTTGGCCACACCATCTGCCGAAGGTGAGGGGGAGGACCTAGACACCGACTACTTCTATGAGCCCAACGTCGGCGAGGTTCAGGACTTCTTCCGTCGCAACCCGCAGACGATGGATCGACTCGGTCTGAGCGGCTGGGCCAAGGGCATCAACACGCCAGAGAAGCGGGAGCCCGTTCTCGACCCGATGTCTGGCGCTCCCCAAGGCTGGAACGTGGTTCCTGCTGTCAGCTATCTCGACGCGCTCACAGAGAAGGACAGCCAGTACGGGACGATTGCCGACGAGATGTATCGGCAAAAGTCCGAAGAAGCCAAGAGGTACAAGACCAACCTCAAGCGCTACCGGGACGTTCACTTCAAGCCTGGCTCGAAGGTTGACTACGTGCGCGGTGGCGCTGGCTGGGTCGGCGACCGTGTTGCCGCTCCGGCGCTGATGGGTGTCGCCGATGCTGCAACGCTGGGCCAGGCGGCTCCGCTTGGCGATGCCATCACAGACCTCATCGACTACGAGGCTGGCAAGCGCGGCTATGACATCGGTCCTCAGCCAAAGGCGCGTGAGGTCATCGGTCGCAACAGGCCGGCATACGTCGCCGGTCAGTTCGCTGGCTATGGCTTGCCTCGTAATCCGGCGAATCTCATCCAAGGAGAGCTCGCCGGCATCGGTGAGGCTTTTGCTCAACGCGCTCTCGGCGAAGCTGGGAAGGGATTCGTTCCCAGGGCCGCCATCGCAACTGGCGCCGGTGGCCTGACGAGTGCTTACGAGGGCGCTGTCCAAGACTTTGCGAACGCCGCCAACGAAGGCGCTAGTTATACCGACGCCTCCAAGGCGGCAGTTGGCAACCTTGGCATGAACGCAGGTCTCGGTGGACTTGCGGGTGGCGCCCTCGATCTCGGCGCATCGGGCGTGAACACGCTTCGTCAGGGCTACCGGGCTACGCCTCGCAATGCGCCCCTTCGTACCCTCGAAGCTGCCGGAGGAGGAGCCCACATCGGCAAGGGCGTCACCGCGCCAGAGGAGATTGTCAGACACTACAACGAGTCCAACAAGGTTGGCGCAACCGGAACCGCTGGTGACCGTGCGGCTCGTGCCGTTGCTCCAGACATCGAGCGCTCTCTCGTCAAGCAGGGTACCGATGAGCACGCGCGCATCGAAGGGGAGATGCACGAGTACTTCAATCATCCCGACTACAACCGTATCCACAAGCCGACCACGCCAGCTATCGAGGCGTTGGTCGACATGTCCAGGGGCGGCTTTGGTCGTGATGCAGTGGACGGCGCTCGTGTGGCGATGGACCCGCCAACGATGAAGAAGATTGGCGGCATCCTCAAGCAGTATGCCAGGCCCGTTCCCGTAGACATGAAGGCCGCCGACGCGCCCGCGAAGGCTGTTGGCGGCATCGTCATCGAGCCAGAGCTGGCCACCCATCTGTTCGGAGATTCGCTCGACACCGGTCCAATCCTGCCTGGCCAGGCCATTGTCCTTCATCCCGTCGAGGTGAATGCCCAGGGCTTGACCACGCTCGAAGACCGCATCTACCGGGAGCTCAACTACTCGACCACTCGCGGTGATACCGACGACCCTGTCTGGAATCGGTTCGACAAGGGTATCAAGGATACACGCGACCAGTTCCCGCTCTACAGGGACGAAGCCGGCAAGCTCGTTCCTCCTCCACCAGCTAGCGTTAGCCAGCAGCCGTTTTCTCCTGACCCGGAAGCGGCGCGGCCATCCGGTGAGATGAGGGTGCTACCTCCACCGGAGCGAGTTGCCGGCGGAGAGGTGCGCAAGCCACCTGGGCTCCTTGCTGTTGGCCCTGGCCAGCCCGATCTCCCGAGCAGTCCATTCGACCCACGTGCCGGTGTCTCGCCTGGCGTTGCCGCTGACCAGCTGCCGCGCCCCATTGGCATTGGCGGCGAAGGAATGGTGGCTCGTCCCGAGGGACTCTTCGGCGTTGGCCCCGGTGGACCCTCGGTTCCGGAGAATCCTTTCGACGCTCGCTTGCCTACCTCGCAAGAGTCCATCCGTCCGCTCGCCACGATGGAAGTTCAAGGCGAGTACGGGCCGCCACCTCCGCTCGACCCCAACGCTCGCCCCGGCATTGGTCCGCATCGAAGGTTCGAGCAGCACCAGCCCGTTGAGCCTCAGCCGACGCAGACCGTCCAAGGCGACTACAACAAGCCGCCTGAGGTCGAGCGTGCGCCCATCACCGAGCGAGGAATGCCTAAGCCAAAGACGTTCCGCATCATGGTGGTCGAGAACGGCCAGCCAAGGCCCGTGGCTGGGATGAGAGTGGCCAACAGCCCTGAAGAAGC